TGGTGTGCGTATTATATGAAAAAGCACTGGTTATCTGATATTTGCCGTTGATGAGGATGTTATCCCCGATGATCTGAAATGTCGCCCAATCGCCACGGGCATCATCCCAGACCCAGAGTTCATCCATCTCCAGCATCGAGGACTCAACAGCTGGATCGACGCTGGCGCGAGGCTGTGACATCCAGTCAACAATACCACGGCTTTGATTTGGCAAACCCGCACCACCTGCTTGGAAAGGATAAAGACCGCCAGTGACGATATTCATGGCTGTGCCAGAAGCATCCGACAGACTGCCTTTTGAGCTTTGCATATAGGCTTTGGCGCGTTCTTTCAGGTCTGACTCATCAGGGCGACCTCTTACAAGGTTGCGGAATTGAGCAGGTGAAATCAGCATCCGATGGTTGAAGGCTTCCATGTCTGCATCGAGCTTTGTGTAATTCTCATGCAGAACACCGAAGTTTTCTGGTTGAACAAGTTGACACGAAAATTCTTTGTTGACGACATTTGCTTTCGTGAGGCCCAGACCTTTACGCAAGGCAATACCAACGGCTTGCGAAATCAAATTGTCCGAATCAGTCTGCCGGCAAATCTTTCTGATTCGCGCCGCCGCGACACGACCTTTTGATTCATTGACGATGTTTGGAATGTCGGGGTCTGTGATCGCAAAGCGTAAAGAGACGGGTGAAAAAAGCAGCGACTCAAGATCATCGAGCGAGGCGTAAGTCTTATTAAACATCGCCGGAGCTGACGCATCGGCTGATCCAGAATTTGCGTAAGTCTCGAAAAATGCGCCACGATTTTGTCTGGCTTGCCTAGAAGACATGCAAATATTCGCTAGATTTCGGGCGAATGATTCAAGGTCTCTTTTTGGTATGTGCATGTCATCCCATCCTATCGTTTTGATAACGCACAACTTTTCAGATTTATATATTGACAAGCGTTCAATATACAACGTAATCTTTTGTGGTGTTGAGATGGTAAGCTCTCTCGACGTTCCCAGCAATAGGAGTTTAAAATGACTTTTAACGACACATGCGAAAAGCGCGGTAAAAAGTCCCACAAGCGCGGTATGCGTAAGTAAGACTATTTGAGAGACGGGGGCTTACTGGTCCCCGTCTTTCTACATTCTAAAGGATTTTGAAAATGGCTTATCGTTCTGCAAAACGTCGCGTAAAGCGCAAGTAAGTTTCTCTTAATTAAAGAGTAGAGATTATGGCTATAGCGCCCATGCCAATGCCCGGCAATCCACCTGCCCCCGGTCTTCCAGGTGCAACACCACCCATCGGTGGTGCAGGTCCGGCCACTATGCCCGGTCCAATGGCCGGTTCTGGTCAGCAAGGAATGGCAGCTCTTAAAGTGGGTCTTGAGTCGCTTCAAAAAGCACTCCCCCAGCTACCAATGGGTTCAGCACTTCACCAAGCTGTTTTGAAAGCTGTTGCCGATATTGGCAAGCACTTGGAAAAAGAGGGTGGTGGAGCTGGCGACCAAATGGGAGCCATTCAGCAGCTAATGGAATTAGCACGAGCAGCTAAGACTCAGCCTAATATGGCTGGTATGATGCCGGGTGGAGCAGGAGCCCCACCCCCACCAACTCCGCCAATGGGCGCATAGGAGAAGAATATGCCACAGGGTAAAGTTCCAGTCGCTTACGTTAATGACGTTAAAGAAGACGACAAAATCATGCACTATGTCGATTTTCCTGTTATGGGCATCGGCGCTCGCAAATCCGGCCTTCCTTCAGACGGCACGAACCATATCAACAGCCTTGAGCATGTTGGCACTGACGCTTCACGCGGCAAAGGTAAAAATGGTTCAACAGCTCCAAAGGGACGCGAATAATCCATGTCAATGACCCCCGATCAAATCGCTTTATACCGTTCCAAAGAGCTTGTTGACGCTCTCTGGAATGACGGCGAAGTTGGTAAGAAAATCCAGCAAGCCGCTAAGGCAAAATGGAATGACATTAGGACAACCGAGGACGTTGTTTCCCCGATTGTTGAGCCACATTTAAATAAACTCAAGCAAATGGAAGAGAAGTATGAAAAACTTCTCGAAGAGCGTCTTGAGGAGAAACGCGTTGCTGAAGACGAGCGCGTAAAGTTAAAACTTGAAGAGCAACTCGAGAAAGCTCGGCGTGACTATAATCTGACTGAAGAAGGCTTCAATCAGATGATCGATCGCATGAAAGCTACGGGTAACTATTCAGATGCTGAAGCCGCTGCCGCTTATGTTGCCAGCAAGGCTCCGCCAGCAAAGGTTGCAGGTCCAACTTGGGCTCCGCAAGACCTCGACTTGTTCGGGTCCAAAAACCGCAATGATGCACTTGTTGAACTCCACCGTGACCCAATGGGCTACATGGATTCACAACTTACTGAGTTTGTTTCTGACCCTGATAAGTACGTTAGAGACACATTCGGTAATGCAGCGTAATTAAAGGATGTAACCAATGGCTCTACCAACCGCACCAGTAGCCACGCTGACCGGAAGTGGTATTACCCCTTCAGGCGCGCTTGGCGCACAGCTCGCCGCCCTTACGCGGCGTGCTTTCTTGCCTTCCGTCTATGTACAGATTTATCAATCACATCCTCTTCTCAGCTTGTTCATGTCGAACGCCAAAGCTGCGCGAGGCGGTGTCAGCCAGATCACAGTTCCAGTGCAAGGGTCGTCTTTCGTCTCCTTCAACTGGGGCTCATTCGCTGGCGACTTCCCGATGCCTACAGATCAGGCCGCGATCCAGAACGCTCAGTTCTCGCTCAAGCTCGGTATGGTTCCTGTTGGCTTCTTCGGAATGGAAGCAATTATTCAGTCATCTGAAGTTGTTATTCCGAAACTCCGCGCAGTGATGTCAGACGCAGCTGTTGTGATTAAACAAGCCTACGCACAGGCTCTTTATTCAAACAACTACGCCAACACGCAGGTGTGGGATTCACTGACACAAGCCTATGATGATGGTACAAACGTTCCTTCATACGGCGGCATTTCGCGTACTCCCGGCTCGTTCTGGTCAGGTCAGCTGATTACGAATACCGGTGCGGCAGCTACAACCCGCGTTGGTATGGCTCAATTATTGACCCGTATCCAATCAGGCGCAGGTGGTGAAGCCCCTGACTATGCAGTGATGAACCCAGCTAACTGGGCAGAACTCATGTCTGACTTCATGTCACTCGAAATGTTCACAACGAAGCCTCGGTCAATTTACGAGAAGGACGATGCCGTAAACGCTGGTTTCCGCGCTATCCGCGTTCTCGATACACCAATCTTCCCCGATCCATTCTGCCCACTCGGCACTTGCATCGTGGTGAACTCACGTTACACCGGCTTGTATATGTCTGAATATGCACCAATGACGTTCTCTGGCTTCGAAAGCCAGATTCCAGTTGGTCAGATTTCTGACATCGGTGTTCTCATTTCGGCAGCCGACCTCGTCTGCGCGAAACCCTCATCTGGCGCTCAGATCACAGGCATCACCGGCGCTGCGTGGCCTAACGTTCCGGGCACTTCGCCCGCCGTAATCTAAAGGAGTGACCTATGGGTCTGTTTTCTGGTTCAGGCGTACTTCCTTCCCTTAAGGGCGTAGCCACTAACGTCATCAATCTTCAGTCTGGACAAGTCCAGCTGATCTCACCTGCCGGCTGGTATATGGTGAACACTGGTCTTTACACCACTGTTCAGCAATATGATCCAATCACAGGGATTTGGCGCAACGTCGGTAACGGCGATCACCAAGGTGGCGTTCGTTACATTTATTCAGATGGTGTGAACTATCGTTTGGCTAACCAAACTGGCGCAGTTGTTGGCGCTCTGCTCACAGCAGCAGGGTCTGGCTACACTTCAGCACCAACAGTTTCGGCTGGTACAACAGGTTCAATTTGGAAAGCCGTTGTCGGCGGTGCAGTCAGCACGACTGTTACTGTCACCAATGGTGGTTCAAACTACACCTATCCCCCAATCGTACAGTTCGCAGCTCCTCCAGCTGGCGGTGTGCAAGCAACTGGTTATGCTACACTCTCAGGTAGTGCAGTGTCTTCAGTTACTGTCACAAACCAAGGCGCTGGTTATGCTTCAGCTCCAACTATTGTGTTCATCAACGACCCACGCGAAGGCGTGAACGGCGTGACACAAGGTTACAACGCTGCTGCAACTTGTGTTCTCACAGGTGCTGGTACTGTTACTGCGCTTCTCTGCCTCGATCACGGTCAGGGCGGTCAGACATCTGTTCCTTCCATCTCCTTCGCAGGTGGCGGCGGTTCAGGCGCGACAGCAACAGCTATCATGAACTGGTCAATCACAGCTTATGCAGCTGGTACAGCAGGTGCTGGTCTTTCTGGTTCGATCGCTCAGATCACAGCAGAAGACGCGTTCCCAACAACAGCCGCTGCTTACACCAACACATATACTCAGTCTGGTTTGGTTAAGACTCGTAACGCTAACATCAAGGCTCCAATTTCCAGCGGTGGTATCACTGCTACTGGCGCAGTGATTTACGATGGCGGTGTCTATACTTCATCACCTACACCAGTTGTGATCCCAACAGCTTCTGTTGTG